CCTATCAAGCGCCCGAAGGAGTCGCTCTTCATGAACGCGCAACAAGTCGGGGGAGCACTAAACGTGATGGAGGTCATTCGCCCCTCACATACGCGAGGGCGCGGAGCAGTCCGTCTTCATTGTCTCCTAGAGCCCCAATACCGCCATTGCACTTGTGGCAAAGAAGCCCTCGGATGCGCTTGGTCTCGTGACAGTGGTCGACGTACAGCTTTCCGGCTCGCTTACCGCCACAGCCAGCAGACCCACAAAGAGCACAGAGGCCGTTTTGCTTTTTGAATAGTTCGTCCCACTGCGCCTGATCGATGCCGTACGCGAACTTCATCTGATATTCGAGATGCCGTTCCCGGTTATTTTTGTAGTACTCTCGGCTCCTCGCCTTGATCCGCTCTCGATTTTTTGCGCTGTACGAGCGCATGTACTCGAGTTTTTTGGCGTGCTGTTCTGGGGTCATGCTGCGATCCTCGCCAGCTTCCTGACTGGATCGCTCTTCGACCAGCGCCCGGTGCCGACGTAGTATTCGCGGTTGAAGTAGCGAATGAGCTCGGGGGTCATAGACGTGATGGCCCCAGTGCGCGGGTCTTGTCTCAGCTTGACCAGGCTCCCCCCAACGTGCGCCTCGAGCCGCTTTTTGCGCATGAAGGGCGTCTGGTCGAGCTGGCACCCGGTCTGAACACACCACACGTTCCGGATGTTTCCGGCCCATAGCTTGTGATAATGTCCGTACAACCCTACAGCGGGCTTCTCGCCGCCCTCCAGGCTTTCGATGATCTTCTGGATGGCATAACTCAGTGCGTATGCTGAGCCCCCTCCGGGGTGGGCAACGGCCATCGTCGAGGACTCGCCAGAGTTGGCGTTCCGGAGGACGACGTGGGCCTCCATGAAACCCAGGTCCGTCCAGTCATGCCCAGCCTCGCGCATGATCGACTCGTTGTAGCGGCCTACGTCGATCCCCTCGCGCTGGACGTACCAACCCTCGTGATCGTCCCCCCACACGGCATACGTCGGAAGCCCCCTGGGATGCTCGCGCGCCAGATGCTTGCACTGGGCGTGAAGTCCATGCACTTCGAGGTCATAAGTGTTGAATCGGGCTTCGCCATCGATCCAGTTGCCGGTGTCGAAGTTGCACTGCGCACCAGCGTCGATGAACTGCCGGTAGAGATCCTCTCGGGCATCCCAACGGGTGTACTTGGACCCAGCGTGCAGATCCCCGGCCGCGCCGAACAAGAACGTGTTGTCGTCGCGCGACATGATCTCGATCGTCGGGCCTAGAACGTAGGTTGGGTTGGGGTGCTGCTTGGGGGCGTTAAATTCTGCGAATTTGGCCCTCCACTTTTCCTCACATGCCTGGCATCCACATCGCGGGGGTCGACTTGCTTTGTATTCGTTGGCGTGTTTGCACCTGGCGAGTTTACTCACTTATCACCTCTCCTTCGATTACCTTCTTGGTTACCTGTGGCGGTAACTGCTTGTTGAAGGTAAGTTGGTTGTCGGCGCCGAGGTTGATCGTGATGGAGAACTTCTCCCCAACACCCTCGACGTTCGCCTTGGTTAGCCCAAGCTCTGCCAAGCGAGCCGCCAGCTTGCCGGCCTCGATCTTCGCGGTAAGCGCCTCTTTCCCGTCGTTCATGCGGGTGTAGAGCTCCGGGAGCCACTCCTCGATCATTGAAGCCGCCTTCAGCTTCACCCGTTCCGCGGTGTTCGAGGCCGACTGCCAGGCTATGACTTCGCTCTCTAAGAGGGTTTGAAACCGAGGATTGGCCTTGATCTCCTCCCACTGGGGCTCGTCGATTTGAAGTGTTTCGAGGATGGTTTCGATTGAATTGAGGTCCATAGCGATTTCGCGAGCTAGGACGACCAGTATTGCGTCCTGCTTATACTTACGATCCGCTATCAGCTCGCCCATGTAACCCTCGGGAAACGCTAAGTAATCTCTTGTTCTTCACCTATATACACGTTATCTTACTTAAGACCAAGCGCCGAATTACCCCCACAGGTAACCTAGATGGCAGGCTCGCTACCCCAACTCGGGGTGCTAAGAGTGATCTCCAATAGCGATCTGGATGCGCAGCAGAAAGCGCAGGACGATGCGCGCACAAAGTCTGAGCAGCCCGCCAGCGACGTCTCGATCACCAACCTGGCGTCTCTCATACGCACCCGCTACGAGATCTTCCGGAACCATCGGAACAACACGATGGCAGGGTGGAACGAGCGGCTCCTCGTGGCGATGCGCGCCTTCAACGGGCAGTATGACGCCAAGAAACTGCAGGACATAAGGACGTTCCAAGGCTCTGAGGTTTACGCGCGCATTATCGGCATGAAGTGCCGCGGCGCGTCTTCGCTGTTGCGGGACGTGTATCTCTCACCAGACCGCCCCTGGGGGCTCGATCCGCCGTCCGATCCGGAGATTCCGGACGCGATCCAGCAGAGCATACATCAGCTTATTGAGGCTGAGCTCAACACTCTGCAGCAGGCGGGCCAGCCCGCGGATATTAATTCTATACGCGATCGCACGCTTCAATTGATGGAAGCGGCACGAGAAGCCGCGAAGAAGCGAGCCGCCCAGCAGGCGGGTATCTCTGAGGACAAGATCGACGAGCTCCTGACCGAGGGAAATTTCTATAAGGCCCTGGCAGAGTTCCTGGTCGACGTACCATTGTTTCCGTTTGCGTGTATTAAAGGCCCTATCGTCAGGATCGTGCCGTCTGTTAAGTGGGGCAACGGCGGCGGCAAGCCCACAATCCAGCAGAAGCCGAAGCTGTTTTGGCAGCGAGTGTCGCCGTTCGATCTGTATTTCACCCCCGGTGTCTCGGACATTGAAGATGCTGAAGTCATCGAGCGCACGCGCGTCACTCGCGCTGATCTGAATGATTTGTTGGATCTCCCAGGATACAACGTCGACGAAGTACGTGCCGTGCTCGACGAATACGGCCGCGGCGGGCTCTACGACAATTGGGACGCGACTGACGCTGAAAGAGCAGTCATGGAGAACCGCGAGAACCCGATGATGAATCGATCGGGGTTGATCAGCTGCTTGGAGTTCCACGGGAACGTCCAGGGCCAGATGCTGATCGAGCAGGGCATGAAGTCCGACATGGTGGACGATCCGCTGCGAGACTACATGGTGCAGGCGTGGTTGATTGGTAATCACATCATTAAAGTGCAGATGTCGCCGTCCCCTAGGAAGCGGCACCCGTATTACATTACGAGCTTCGAGAAGGTTCCTGGTACCCCTGTAGGTAACGCCCTTCCGGACATTTTGGCGGACATCCAAGAGGTCTGTAACGCTTCATTGAGGACGCTGGTGAATAATCTTAGTATCTCGTCTGGCCCCCAGGTGGTGGTCAACGACGATCGGCTCCAGCCGGATGAAGACGGCGAGAGCATGTATCCGTGGAAGAAGTGGCACGTGAAGAGTGATCCAGTGGCCAACTCCACGCAGGTTCCGATCAGCTTCTTCCAACCAGTGTCAAATGCCCAGGAATTGCTTAGCGTCTATAACGCTTTTAGCGCTATCGCGGACGAGCTGAGTGCCATCCCCAAATACATGTCTGGGGATTCGCCAGGTGGGGCTGGCCGTACGGCGTCTGGATTGGCGATGCTGATGGGTAACGCCTCTAAGATTCTTCAGACGGTGGCGGCGAACATTGACAGAGACGTTGTTGAGCCGGTGCTGTCGGGGCTCTTCGACATGCTGATGCTCACTGACACTTCGGGGATGCTCACGGGCGAGGAGAACATCCGCGTCATGGGCGTTAGCGTTGCAATCCAACGCGAAACCCAGCGGTCCAGACAGCTCGAGTTCCTCCAGATCACTGCCAACCCGATGGATGCGCAGATCGTTGGCCCCAAAGGCCGCGCCGCGATACTTCGCTCTGTGGCTCAGACGATCGGCTTGGACGGGCAGCAGATCGTCCCCACAGACGAGCAGCTTAGCGCAGCTCAGCACCCCCCAGGTCCTCCAGGCGGGGCACCAGGTGGCCCAGCGAGCTCGCCGCCGGCTGGCGCCCCAGGGTCGCCGAATATGGCCCCGGCCGCCGCCGCAGCCCAAGGCAATCAGCCGAGTCAGACATCCCAGGATATGGGACCGAGAACGAACATAGCGGGCGGCGTCGGATAAAGTTACCTTGCACGGTAACGCGCCAACTGATAATGTGAGGGCAACAGGAGATCGATATGGCGAAGAGCAAGGAAGTTTCTGAGAAGGGCGCGACGTTTGCGAAGGGCGGCAAGGGCAAGATGTTCGGCGCCCAGCACGCCGGCCCTCAGAAGCCAGGCGGCACCGCGCACGATACGTCTGGCGACGGTGGCAAGTTCGGCAAGGGCGGCAGCGGCAAGATGTTTGGTCGGCAATATGCTGGGCCTCAGAAGGCCGGCGAGACCCAGCATGACACTAAGGGCTCTGGCGGCAAGTTCGCCAGTGGCGGGTCCACCAAGATGTTCGGCTTCAGGCCGGCGATGCCTGCGAAAGCCGGCTCGAGCGCGGCGTCTTAACGTCGCCCATAAAGATATCAGAGGGGCAGGAGAACAACTATGACTCTTCAGAAGAAGCACACTGGCTCGATGGATCCGACCGGAGAGCAGACGTCGATCGAGGCGATCGAGGCGGCACTGGCTGGGCTGAACGTCGACTCTACGGGGGCGTTCATCGCGGGTGGATCCACCACTGGGCTCTTCGCTGGCGAGGGTAACCTCTCGAGCCAGCTCAGCGTTGCCGGTATTGGGAACGGCGCGGATACGACTGACGACGTGCTCTTTACGTACACGCTGCCGGCTGGCGCCCTCGACGTTCAAGGTCGGGCGATAACCATTACCGCGTACGGTAAACTTGGTGCCACCGCCAACAATAAGAACGTGAAGCTGTGGTTTGGGGCCACCGTTGTCGCCACGACTGGCGTTGTAGCTACGAATACGGGCGGCTGGCAACTTCAGGCGGATGTGGCGAAGGTCGGCGCTGCTGGGTCGAATACCCAGATCGCGCAGGGGCAGAACATCGTCGCAGCTACGCATGGCGGGGTGAATATTCCCCCGGCCCCCACCGAAGTCGAAAGCGGCCCGATTGTGATCAAGGTAACTGGCGCTTCGAGCACGACTGGCGCGGCCAATGACGTCCTTGGTCAGTTTTTCCAGGTCAACTGGCAGAACTAAGGGCACTAGGGATCTAGGTAGATGGCTGGATTTAAGCCGAGCAAAGCACCGAGCACGAAGATGGGACCTATCAAGGTCCCATCCCCAAAGGCGAACCCGATGGGCTCGCATCGGCCGCCCCTCGGCTTTCCGCACGTTGTCGCCCCTCGCATCAAGCCGTTAAAGACGAGGATCTATTCGAAGGGGGTCACCCAGCAGGACCCCTCGCAGTTTGGGGCTAACGGCTTTGGCGACACAGGGCTAACGGGAGAGAGCTAATGGCTGGCTGCTACAGTAGGGGCGGCGCCGTCAAAGGCGCGACTAAGCATAGCGGCAAAGGCTCGCAAGAGCAGACGCTGCCGCACCGTATGGCCATGACGCAGCTGACGAAGGGCGACCCGATGCAGCGGACGATGAACAACTACGCCAAGAAGACGCCTGGCATCGACAACGAGTCGCCGTCACTTCTCGGTATGGGGAGTATGGGAGGGGGCGCCATCTAATGTCTGATCGCCCCGACCAAGAGCTTGTGAAGGCGATAGCCAACGTCGCGCATAGCACTCCTGCGGCGTGGCGGGATTTTCTTCGCGCGTTCGAGGAGTTCACGAGCGTTGCGAAAGATCAATGCGTGATGTCTGGGATTGACCAGCTACCAGCAATGCAGGGTCGCGCCAGAGGCATCGCCGAGGTGAACGACCTTCTGAAGAATGCGGAGAAGACCGCCGACCGCATGACTGTAAGGCGGAATATCGGCAACAACGCCTAACAGAGGAGATCTACATGGCGCGATTTGCTTCGGCCCAAGTTGGGCTCACCCAGGCCATCGACACCGTTGTCGACGAGGCCAATCAGAGCGGCCAAGGGGCCGACAACGCGGTCACGACCACCAGCTTCACGGCGACGGTGGCCCAGCTGATCAACGGTGTCATCCGGCTTTCGGGCCAGGCCGCTATCAACGTGACTACCCCGACCGCCGCGCAGATTGTGGCGGCCATCTTCAACTGCCAGGTTGGCTCGTGGTTCGAGTTCACCCTGCAGAATAACAACTCGGGTACCGCTACCGTGGTCGCTGGCACCGGCGTCACGTTGGCCGGGACGTTGACAGCTCCGACCACGAACAAGACGCAGATCTACAAGGGCATCGTGACCAACGCCACGCTCGGCTCGGAAGCGGTGAAGCTGGTGGGTCTGCTGGTCGCCGGCGCCTAAGTTACTCGGGCTGGCTGGATTGTTCGCAGCAGTTCAGCCAGCCCAAACTATAAAAAGGAGACGCGTATGCGTACGGAGCACGCCCCGGTTGACAAGAACGTAGTGATCCCCGCCGCCGTTAAAGCCGCCGCGGCCAGGTCGGATGCAGCGTTCAAGGCTGCGAACGGAATCAAGGATGAACCGGTTACCCCTGACGGTAACGCTGCTGACACTGCCAAGATCGCTGAACCGAAGGATCCGCCGGCACCGCCGGTTACAGTTTCTGAGCCAGCTCCCAAAACCCCCGAGACGCCGCCCGTACAGCCCGTCGTCGCGAAAGAAGAGAACTGGGAGCGCAAGTACAGCTCCATGAAGGGGCGCCACGATTCGCTGAAGGATCAAGTGGCGCAGATGAGTGAGCAGATCTCCCTTCTGCAGAATACTATCGCCACCATGCAGACGAAGCCGGTTGCGCCAGCTGCACCCCCTCCCATCGAGAGCCTTATCACTGCGGATGAGCAGCGAGAGTACGGCACGGACTTCTTGAACGTCGTTGGCAAGAAGGCGAAAGAAGAACTAACGCCCGAAGTGGCGTCTCTAAGACAAGAGGTCAACGCGCTGAAGTCTCAGCTCGGAAGCGTCGGCGAGGTCACAGCGCAGCAAGCCCGCGACCGAATGTTCGCTGGATTGGATCAAGGTTGCGAGACGTGGCGAACAATCAATCACGACCAAGCGTTCAAAGATTGGTTGCGCTTGCCAGACGCTTATTCTGGTGCTATACGTCATGAGTTGCTGAAGGCGGCCTACGAGCGGAACGATACCCCTCGGGTGCTTGCCTTCTTCAAAGGCTTCCTCGCTGAAGAGGCTGCCACGGATCCCGCGAGGGAAGAGACACGCCAACCGGAGAACACCGGGAAGGTCTCTCTCGAAACCCTCGCTGCACCAGGCAGAGCTAAGTCTGCGGCCGGCACCCCGCCACCCGCTGAGAAGCCCATCATCAAGCGCTCCGACATTTCGAAGTTCTATGCCGACGTCTCGCGAGGCGTGTACCGAGGCAGGGACGAGGAGAAGATTCGCTTCGAAAGAGCGATGATCTCCGCGGAGAATGAGGGGCGTATCCAGTAACAATGCTGTTGTTACCTTGTGAGGTAATGCTCCAGGAGGTAACCAGCACAGTGCGGGGTTACGCATATGTCTTTTCCTGTCGCGGGGCAGGCCACTACGCCTCCCATCTATCCGCCCGGTAGTGCCGGCAACGGCCTTTCCGGATCTGGGTTTATCCCGGAGATCTGGTCCGGCAAGCTGGTCGAGAAGTTCTACGCCTCGACTGTGCTGGCCGCGATAACCAACACCGACTACGAGGGCGAGATCAAGAATCAGGGCGACAAGGTGCACATCCGCACCAAGCCCACGATCACCATCAAGCCGTACTCGGCTGACGGGTCGCTCGAGCTCGAACGGCCGGTGGGTAACCAGGTCACGCTGAACATTGACCACGGTTACTACTTCAATGAGATCCTGGACGACGTGATGGAAGTCCAGAGCGATCTGAATGTGCTCAGCATGTGGGCGGACGACGCCGCCGAGCAGATGAAGATCCTGATCGATACTGAAGTGCTGCTCTACATGCTCGGCCAGGCAGCTACTACTAACCGCGGCACGACTGCCGGCGCCCTCAGCCAGGTGATCAATCTCGGCGTGTCCGGGACGCCACTTACGTTGGTTCCGGCCAATCCGACCGTTGGCCAGGTCGACATCCTTAGTTGCTTGCTCCGTTTGGGTCAGGCGCTGGACGAGAAGAACATCCCGGAAACTGGCCGTTGGGTGGTTCTGCCGACTTGGGCCGCTACGCAGCTCAAGCAGTCTGAGCTTCGCCAGGCTTATCTCTCTGGCGACGCGCAGAGCATCCTGCGGAACGGGCGGCTCGGCATGGTGGATCGCTTCACGCTTTACTCTAGCAATCTTCTGCCTACGGGCGTCCCCGCGGGCCTGAATGCTGGTGAGTGGGTGATCTACGCAGGCCACGCCCACGGCACGACCTTCGCGTCGCAGGTGACGAAAGTCGAAACCCTGCGCAGCGAGATGACCTTCGGGACCATCCTTCGTGGCCTCCAGGTCTACGGCCGCCAGGTGGTCGACGGTACTGCGCTCGCGCAGGCCATCGTTACCCACTAATCGTTACCTGTCATGGTAACTGGGGTTAGCTCTTAGTAGTTGGTAATAGAGCTAACCCCCACCCTCTTTGGATTTAGGTTTATGGCCGCGCTCAACACGGTGCAGGACTACGTGACGGCGGTCCGGATCCTCGTGCAGGACCAAGTGCCCGTGTATCGCTATGCGGACGGTGATCTAGTAGAGGCCCTCAACGAGGGCATCCTGGACGCGAACCGTATCCGACCGGATTTGTTCCTCGGGGTCACTACCCTCCCCAGCTACGTCACTCCAGTAGACGCTACGGTAGTGGCCATCGATCCACTATACCGGGTGGCGTTCACGTACTACATGGCTGGCTGGGTGCAGCTGCGGGACGAGGAGTACACGCAGGACTCCCGCGCCGCGGCGTTCATGAATCACTTTAATACTATCCTCACGTCGGCGCAGGGGTAAGACATGGCCCTTTCCGCCCCGATGCAGCGTCTGGTGAACAATGTCTCGGTGCATGTACCAGGTGCATTGGCCAACATACTTCAGCTCGAGACGTTCAACACGCGACGAGTTCTTTAAGGACTCGAATGTTTGGCGGGAGAATGTCAACATGCCCGTGCTGGGGGATAACGTTACTACCACTTATACGGTAACAACGACTGAGACCCCAGCGACCATTAATCGGTTCATGTCTGCGGTCGATGGCTCGAAGTTTCCAGTTCTGGCAACAATGCAGACGCCTGGGACGATAGTGCTGGATCATCCGGCTACAAAAGCCGACACGTACGTCGTTACGCTGGCCCTTACGGTGGCGGATCCAACGAATAGCGATAACTACCCATACGCCCCAGCGTGGATTATCAACAAATACTTCAACGGGCTAATCGAGGGGGTTCTGGGTAGGCTACAGTCGCAGCCGGCCAAGCCGTACACGAACGAGCGGATGAGTATCTATCACTTGCGGAGGTTTAGGGCCGCTGTGGCGCTCGCTCGAGTGGAGGCGAATCACCTGAATACTTATGAACGACCCGCTTGGGTATTTCCGCAATCGTTCTCAGTGCGGCGTCGCAGGGGGTAAGGAGTGACTGTTTCCTACCCAGCTATCCCTCCGCCAGACACTACGCCAGAAGGACTCCACGCGTCTGTGGCGGCCCTGAAAAATGCCGTAGAGATGCTGACGTCGCAGACGGGCGGCAGCACTGGGCTGGGCGCAGCTTCGCATAGTAGCTTGAGCGCGATTCAGGCGCAGCTCAACAGAGTGCAGACGTCTGTCACTACCAAGGTTCTTGCCGCTCACATGAGCGCAAATCAGGCCAACAACAATGCGTGGGCGGTCGCCAAGATCGATACCATCGATCTTGACACGCAGGGCGCGTTCAACACGACGACGTTCAAATACACGCCGAATGTCGCCGGGATATATCTTTTCCTCGTCAACGCGAATGCCAATCAGAGCACCGGCTCCGGCGGCGCCGCGATCAACCTCAATGGAAATATTCCTGCCTCTACGGGCACGATCGAGGGGTGGATCGTCTGTGCTGGCATATCGGCCGTCTCGTTATGCGTGGCGATCGCGATGAACGGAACCACCGATTTCGTCCAGGTGTCCCTGTTCGGCAGCACCGCCAATGCGTTCAGCGCGACCAATCCGACGCTAACGGCGTTCAGGTTGCCGAGCTGACGAGTTACCTTGCGCGGTAATACTCGCTATGCTACTAATTAAGGCTGAGGACGACTAATGGCAGTTTCACTCACACACACCTTCGTGTCGGCCAAGGGAAACGGTACGGACAACACGCTTGTCCAGCCGTCGAATTGGAACGACCAGCATGTGTTGACGTGCGGCTCTGGCGTCGTTCTCGGTCGTACCGCAGTCGGTACTGGCGCCGTGGGTGAACTCCCGATCACCGCCTCTGGCGCTGCGATCCTCGCAGCTGCTGACTCCAATGCAGCTGCGTTGGCGGTAGGCGCGATCCCCATTGGCGGGGGTATCGACTGGTGGGACGACACGCTGCCAGCCGGGACCAACGGCGTTGTTTGGGGCTGGGGTAACGGCCAGGCCATATCACGAACAACCTACAGCGTGCTCTTTGCAAGATGGGGCACGCGGTACGGCGTGGGCGATGGTTCCACGACTTTCAATGTGCCCGATGTTCGTGAGTATGTGCGGGTCCACAAGAGCACGATGGGCGGTACGGCGAGCGCGGGGCGTATCCCTCAGTATGGTCTTACGGTAGTTGGCACGGTTATCGGAGAAGCAAGCCATACGCTTGTAGCGTCCGAGCTGCCGGTCATCACGCCGACGTTTTCTGGAACGACGCAGACTTGGAATGTCAGTCTACAAACCATCACCGGGGCATACAATCAGGGGTTAACCGGCGGCGGCTCGACATTCGGGACCGGCGTTGCCACCCCCACCGTCACGGTAACGCCCGCTGGCACTATCAGCTCTTTCGGCGCTAATGGCGCGCACAACAATACGCAGCTCGGCATTGTCTGTAACTATATCTTCCGACTGTCGTAACCTTCTGAGGTAACACGTGGTACACACTTACGCCTCCCTGAAAGATGAGTACGAAGCGGATTTGGCACGCATGGTCGTGACCAGGCCGGATGATATTGATCGGACGGCGAAGCGGCTTTTGGGGAAGTATCGTAACGCCCGGTATGGCGCAGTCCCCGCCAAGACCGGAATCCCGGCCTCGTGGATCGCAGCGTCGTTCGAGCGCGAGGCGAGCTCGGATTTTCGATGCAGCCCCGCCCAAGGGGATCGTTGGGATCGGAAATCTATTCACGTGCCAGCTAACCGAGGACCCTTTGATTCCTGGGAGGCGGCGGCCCTGGACGCCTACCATCTGGATGGGCTCGACAAGATCGGTGCCGAACACTGGTCATGGGCGCTGTGCTGCTACTACGGCGAACTGTTCAACGGCTTTGGATACCGAGGCAAGGGTATTCCGTCCCCCTATTTGTGGGGCGGGACCAACATTCAGAAGCGCGGCAAATACGTGCGCGACGGCGTGTACGACGACACCGTGATGGATACGCAGCTCGGGATTATTCCGATCATGAAGCGGATGGTCGAGCTCGAGCCGTCGCTACAGATTGGCAAGCCAGGGGTTACCCCGGCGCCGGTTGTTCCGGACCCGACCATGCGCCCCGTGCCGCCTCATACGCTGCACCCGGCAGCACCCCCAATAATCGTCGGCGCTGGCGGACTCATGTACTGGCTGCATGATCATTGGGTACTACTCGTCGCTGTCGCAGCCGTCGCTGTAGCCGTCATACTGGCGCTCCATCGGAAGTCTGATCCTCCTCTATCCCCGAAAGCTATCTGAACAATCTGACATCTAACAAAGGAGACGAATATGTTGCAGGTCATTTTTGGAGTTGTTCTCGGATACGTGGTCGCCACTTTCACGTGGGGCCAACTTAAGCCGTATGTCGTCGGCGC